ATCGGTTAGTGTTCTCCGCCTCAATTCTACCAATTATATCCTCAGCATAAGAAAGCACCCGGCGCGCGCCCGACTTGCCACCATCCGAACCCCATAACGCATGGGCCACGACACCAGGACTCGGAAAATTCTCAGAACTCGGGTTAGCGTCCGGCGAATCCAAATCAACCAGATGACGCGAAATCCACGCGGCAATCTTCCGCCACTTATCCTCACTCACGCGACCCGCAACCATCTCACGCGCAGCACGCACCGTCGAATCCTGCAAACCATCCCCAGCAAGGCCCTCCGCATACCACTCAAGCCCTTGGCGAGCGGCGTTGACCATGTAAGCCGGTGGTGTCAAATCAACCGCCCTAGCCTCCGCACGAGAAGCCGGAACCTCATTAGGGTGCAGTGCCGTTATCCCGGCGGCTCGATAGGCCGCGCGTGCGCCCTCATCGTTATCCACCGCAACCATCACGTTATACGTTTCCATCAACCGCACCGCAGTCTCAGCCTTAAACTCGTTGCTCGTCAACGACTCATCCGGGCGCATAATCAAATCATCAAACCGCACACCGGCATCAGTCAGCTCATTGCTCGTGCGCTCACGATCCTCCTCGAGCCGACCGGTCACGACGAAGATGGACGTGGACGGGAAACTGTCAAGGTACGCCAGCAGATTCTCGTTCGTCTGACCGTCAATAAAAATTGTGCCGTCAATATCAGTCACCACAACCTGTGGCCCCGACTCATTACGCTCACCCAAAAACTCCACCTCCTCAGCCAACGAAATCGCCACCGCCTGGTCAATCGCAGACTCCTTCGTTGTGTGGCAACCAAACACCTCATCGGAGTCAACCGCCATGACAGCCCAACCCGAACACTCCGCGTTCTCATCCGTAATGTAATAAGGCATTATTCGCTCGTTATGTAAGTGCCGGAAATGTGAAAGTTGTCAGCAACATTCAAAGTGATTGGTGAACCCTGCGCGAAAGCAACGTTAAAAGTAGTGTTGCCCTGCGCGTCCATAGACTCCAAACGCAACTGCGACTCCCCAGCAAAGACGTGACCGAAAATAGGGTACGTTCTCCCAGTACTTATGTCGTGCAAACAACCCGCCGTAAACTCGTAAGCAAACGCAGCCGGGTAAGGCAAGTTCACATAGTATTGCCCAGAACCAAAACTTGTGATGTTGTCAAAGTCAACTTGAATCTCGAAATGAACTAGCGAACCCATTTTCACAAAACTGCCGGTAAAAAGTGGTGGGCCGTTGAAAGTTGGTTGTGTTCCAAGCGTGCCACCCTCAACCGTAAACTCAGCCGGAGCGGGCCACACAAAATCAGGTGCAACACTAACCGTCGCCGTCGCCGCGCCCGAAGTCGTCACAGTTGCGGAAGCGGGTGGGATAACGTCAACGACAGCCGTGGAGGTCGTCACCGTCACAGTGGTCATGCTCTAGTGACTTCCGGGCTGACCAAAAAATTTCCCTCAACCAAGCGCGTCACAGTCGAACCGCTCACAAGCTCAAGATCATAAACGTACTGACCGGAAGGCGTCGCGTCAATCGCCGCCGTTTGCGTAGCCGTCAACGCCACAACAATCGTCCCAGCCGTACCGCCCAACGTGATACCAGTGCCCGAAGTCAGGTTGACAATGGCCGAACCGCCATCAAACCCGTCACGCACCTGCATACGCGCCGAATACCCTGACAGGTTCACAGGTGTCCCGCCGGTCTGCCACGTCAACGTGTAATCAAAGCTCGCGCCCTGATAGCACTCCATGTTCAAGCGTCCCGGTGACTGCATTACTTCACCTCATAAACTGCTGATGGGTCTTCGGGGTCAATCTGGCTGACAGGTTGCAACTGACTCGAAGCCAAGCCGGTGTGGGCGATCGGGTCAAGGCCGACAGCCGCCAACGACTCCGCCGGATCATAACCAGACAACACCAGCACGTTAGCCATCCGCACCTTCTTCTCCTCCGCAGTCAACGACTGATCGGTTATCGTCACGTTAGCCAACGGGACACGCACCTGGTTGGCCGCCTCATCCTCAACCGGCAACATATCTTCCATTCTCCGCACGTCATTTATGCTTAAGTAGCCCGCTTGTAGCCCCGAAGAATAGGCGGCAGTTCGAGCCTGAATGTTCGCACGCAACAACGCATCCATATTGAACTTGATATAAGCGTTCTCGCCACCAGGCGAACGCTTCATCAACGGGGATATGGCTTGCTCCACCTTCGACACCATGGGCGACAGCGTGGAAATTAAGAACTGGCGGTTGTTCTCCTCAACACTGCTGTAACTCATCGTGCCGGGAAGCCCCAGAAGGTGCGGAGGAATGTTAAAGGCCCTACTGACATCTTCAACAGCAAAACGCCGCGACTCAATAAGGCTCGACTGTTGCGGGTCAATCTGAGTCGGCTTGAAAGTTGCACCGCCCGAAAGAATACCGGTGCGCGCCGAACGCGACCAACCCGCGTGCCTCGAATCAAAACCTGCACGAAGGTTGTCAGCTTGTTCCTGTGTCAGGTTGTTCGGCGTTTCAATTAGTCCTTGGAGGTTAGTCCCGCTGCCGAAGAAATTGGCCGCGAATTTCTCGAGCGCGAGAGATAGGCCGAAGCCCTCGCGAAGGGCCACCACGCGCGACGTGCCACGGATTTGACCAGGGCGCAACAAGTCTGGGATATAGATCATGTCGTCACCGGTCAACGGTTTGTCCAACCCGGCAACATTGAACTGAAGTCTTCCCAGTTGGTTTCTGACAATATCGACAGTCGTGGGGTTCAGCACCGTCAGGTTCACGACCTCGCCACGACGGTTGGAAAAAACTCTAATGAAAGCGTTCCCGTCGATGAGCAAGCTCGTCACCACGGACGAATAGAAGGCTTGCCGTTGCAGGTCTACGTCAGGCTGATCCACCCAAGACGGCTTAGGCCGAAACGGATAACGCGCCCCATCACGGTTCACAAAACAATCAACCGGCAACGTGGAAACCAAATCGCTAATCAGGCTAACCGCCGAGTAAATGGCATTGACCTGAAACACCGTCTCAGAATTGACAACCGTACCTGCAAGGTTGCCAATCTCAATATCGCCGCCACTAGCAAAAATTGTTTGGAACGAAACATTGCGCTGCTCGAACAACTTGTTGAACACCATTATTTACTCATTCCAAAAGCGAACCCGACAAGCACCAAACACGCACCGCCAACAACCAACCCGGCAGGAAGAAAGATAAGCGACACCCCAGCCGTAATAACAGCAAGCCCAGCAATCTGCGCGGCCATCGAAAAAATTTTCATAAACCTATCCGTAGAATTGTGGAACCGGTGACTCTAGTTTACCGGATGCGCGGTCATAAGCCATGAGCAAGGCAATCGCAAGGTCAATCTTCAAACGCGGGTTACGGTAATCCTTCGTCAACCTAGAACCGCCTTTGCTGTCCATCTTCAAAATACAGTTGTCAACGTGACGCTGTATGGCCCCGTCACCATCGTGCCGTATTTTCCCCGCCATGATCCCCTCATAAAGTTTCGCCGTAGCAGGAACAAGACGATTCAAAGTTTGCGGATACTCCACAACCGGCAACCCGGCTTGCGCCCACTGGTACGCCTCGTCCTGCCAAAACGACACATCGGCCACAATCTCAATACAGCCCGGATTGTTGCGCACAAAATCCATCACCGTATTCACCACGAGCTGTTTATCAACAACCCAACTATCATCGTCGGTCATCTCGCGCTCCCACGACGCCACACGCATCACGCGATAAACGTCATCCTCAAAACGCGGCTTGATAATCGCCACCACCGCTGTGCAGTCATTCTTCCACGAACCATCAAAGCCCAACACATACTCGTCGCCCGGCTCAAGTCGCACATCATCCTCTGCAAGGTTCTCCCACGCACCAGGTGGCAGCCATGCCTGTTTGACATTTACCCACTGGTTGAGTCTCTTCGTTCTAAATTCCGCCTCGGGTGTTGTAAGCACCGCGCTTGCAAAATCTTTAGCCGAAACCAAATCGTCAAAAGCGGGGTTGGCAATACGCCACGCCTCGGGGTCGTCGTGTTTCAAACTTTCGGGAGCCTCCCACCAAGCCATAAAAAAAGACGGGTCAATAATCTCACCGCTCGCCACCTTCTTGCCGTACAAATACAAATCGTGAGCAACGGAAGAATTACCCGTCACATCGTTCTTCAAGCCCGCCGTCGTTACGGCCACGAGCTGCGCCAGACCGCCTCTGTTGCCCATAGCCAAACTCATAACGTCAAACAATGATCTATCTCGGTGAGCGTGCAATTCGTCAATAACGACGCGGCTCGGATTCAGGCCTTCAGCCGAGAAACTCTCACTAGCGATAACACGCAACACGGACTGAGTGCCCGGAACATAAAGTGAGTCGCGGTAGACCTGCACCTCGCGCGATAGTTCAGACTGCTCGACCATGCGCCGAGCCTCTCCAAAAATTATGCGTGCTTGCTGTTTCGTGGCCGCGCAGGTTATGACTTCTGCCCCAGAAACTTGTTCAGCGATTAGCGAATACAAAGCAATGGCCGCACTGGCCAGCGCGCTTTTACCGTTCTTCCTGCTAACGCCCACGAGCGCAGTGCGCGCAACATAACCACCAAACTCATCTCTCGCGTATAAGTGGCGCAACAACTCCTTCTGCCAATCACGCAAACGCAAAGCCTCACCAGCACGCCCCGCAATACCATCCTTACCAATCGAACCAAACGCCTCAGCAAAAGCAATCGCCACATCACCATCACCTCGAGCCACAGACACAGGGTCAACTGGCGTAAGAAAAGCCGGAGGCCAACTACCGCTTAGCGAAGTATTCATCAATCGCCTTTCGCGCAATCGCGTGATTCTCAACCGGGCGAGACTTCAACCGAGCCAAGCAAACGTCACGCCCAGGATTTACCTCAACTAGCTGGCCGCCGTTTGCGCGATACAAAGCACGCATATCATTCGACGGATCAGTGTCAATAATCCACACACCCAAATAGCGTTCACCCTGAGCAACCGCCAAAGCCTTCTTTACCGCACCATAACGAGCAGCACGAGCAACCTCACGAACACGCAAACCATACTCAAACGGTTGCACACCCTCAACACTCAACGCCAAAGCCAACCTATCCATGTCCACCACAATGTCATCACCCGTGGCACGCTCACGAATATAAGTTGACTTACCACCACACGGCGGCCCAGTCACAACCGTGATCAACTCTTAGCCTGTCTCATCGCCATAATCTCCTCGAGCTTCGACTTCGCCCGAGCAGACACAAGACCAAGACGAGTGCGATCCGCCGGCGTAAAGCCCAACAACGACAAACCAGACTGCACCGCCTTCTCAGTCTCCAACAAACTCGTGTTCACACCACGATCAGCCGGGTCAGCCAACCACAACTCACGCAACCCAGCCACACGATCCATCTGCCGACAAACCTGCTCCACCAAGTGAACGTCAGTGCGCGACGAAACCCACAACTCACCAGCCTCATAAACGGTATGCCACAAGCTCGAGCCACTCGGCCCCAAACCTTCCGGTGCGCTCGCCGCCCCAAAGTCAACAGCCACAACCTCATTCTCAACAATCGGCCTACGCCCAGGATTCCCCTGCAACGCCTTCAACTCAACAGGCTTCGGTGGATTCGGCATCAAAACATCCCTTCAAAAAAACGCATAAACGCTGACGTGCGCCTACGCACCATAACTCAAAACGCAAAGTCATGACCAGTCAACCCGATTGTGAAAACGCGTCTACGGCGATTCTACGGCGTTTCTGGCATTGGTTTGAACTGCGACGGTGCAGAAAAGAA